TTTTTGACCCGGTGACCCCCGTTCAGACGCGGGGCTGTTTGCAAATCCGTTTACGACAAAATCGTCATAATCCTCGGAGGTCGTGCAAAATGCTGCGATGCGCCGAGTGCAGTGAGCCGCTGCCGCCGAAGCGGGGACGTGGGAAGCCGCGCAAGTTCTGCGAGAAGTGCCGGCCGTCGCGAACGGCCGGCCGCAAGAAGCCGCAGCCGCAGGCCGCCGAAGTGATCGTCGCCCCGGTCGGGGTGTCGCTGCTGGCGTCGGTCGAATCCGAGCTGCAGCAGGCCGGAACGCTTCACTCGTCGATCGGTCAGCAAGCCGTCGCTCTCGCGCAGCGGATCATGGCCGACCAGGACTCGGGCTCGGCGCTCGCGTCGATGCACAAGGAGCTGCGGCTGGTGATGGCCGCTGCGACCGCTGACGCGAAGGCCGACACCGGGGATCTGCTAGACGAGTTGGCTGCCCGCCGTGGCCGTCGCGGCGCTTGATCTTGTCGCCCCGGCGTTCCAGTCGGTGCCCGAGCAGGTGGGGTCCGCCGGCGCCGAGGTCGCGGACTTGGCCGCCGCGTGCGGGTTCGTCCCGGACCCCGAGCAGCGGCTGTACCTCGACGGCACCTACGCCGAGGAAGTGCCCGGCTCGGACTTCCGGTCTGGCCGCTGGGCGGCGTTCGAGTCGGCGATCATCTGCCCACGGCAGAACGCCAAGACGGCAGCCCTTGAGATGTCGGTCCTCGGTGATCTGTTCCTGCTCCGCGCCGATCTGGTCGTCTGGACGGCGCACCGCTTCCAGACCGCGATCGAGGCGTTCCTCGACTTCAAGAACCTGATCGACGGAAACGCGATGCTGTCGCGCCGGGTGAAGCGGATCACGGAGGCCAGCGGCAACGAAGGCATCGAGTTGATGTCCGGGCAGCGGCTGAAGTTCCTGGCCCGCTCGAAGTCGTCCGGTCGTGGTCTGACCGGGGATGTGGTGATCCTCGACGAGGCGTTCGCACTGACGACCGCCGAGATGGGCGCGTTGCTGCCGACGTTGAGCGCCAGGCCGAACGCGCAGGTGCGTTACGGGTCGAGCGCGGGTCTTGTGGACTCCGCGGTGCTGCGGACGATCCGCGATCGTGGCCGCGCCGGTGGCGACCGGTCGCTGTTCTACGCCGAGTGGTGTGTGACGAAGCGGTGCGAGAACGATCAGTGTGACCATGCGCTGGACGCGGCCGGATGTGTCCTCGATGACATGGACGCGCTGGGGCAGGCGAACTTCGCAATGGGCCGTCGCATCCCGCGTGAGTCGATCGCGTCGGAGCGCCGGGCATTGTCGCCGGAGGAGTTCGGGCGCGAGCGTGCGGGCTGGTGGGACGAGCCGAAGGGCGGCAACGTCATCCCGATGACGCGGTGGGCTCCGCTTGGCACCTCCCCGGGCATGATCGACGGCCCGATCGCTGTGTTCGTGGACGTGACGCTTGACCGTAAGCAGTCCGGTATCGGGGTGTGCGGGCTGAACGCCGACGGTGTTCCGCAGGTGGAACTCGCCGCGGTTGAGCCTGGCACTGATTGGGTGACGGACAAGCTCGACGCAATGATCGCCGCGCATGACGTGGTGGCGGTCGGCGCGACCAGCGCTGGCCCGGTGGCGTCGCTGCTACCGGACCTCAAGGGCATCTGTGAGGCCGCAGGCGTGACGTTCGTGAAGGCCGGTAGTGGTGACTTCGCGGGCATGTGTGGCGGCTTCTACGACGCTGTGATGGCCGCCAGTTTGCGGCACTGGTCCGACCCGCGGATCGACATGGCGCTCGCGGCGGCGAAACGGCACAAGGTCGTGGATGCGTGGTCGTGGGAACGCGAACGGGTGGATGTGGACTCGATGCCGCTGCGGCTGGTGACCGGCGCGCATGCGCTGTTCCTGCGCTACCGCGACGATGCCGCCGACTATGACGCCGCGGCGTCGTTCTACTGACGAAAGGTCATTTCATGCGCTTGCCTGACGGGCTTGTCTCCACGCTGCTGGAGGTGGCCGGACTGATCACCGTGACCGCCGCTGCGTGGCTGTTCGCCCCGCTGGCGGGCCTGGCGATGGCCGGTGTGCTGCTGGTGTTGCTCGGTTTCGTGCTCGGCAGCAGGACTGACCTGTGAGCCTGTTCACGCGTCCGCAGCGGCGCTCGGTGTCCTACCAGGATGTGTGGGGCGCGGATGTCTACGCCGAGGTGGCCAACGACTACGCGACGTTCGTCCCGGTGTTCGCGGCGACCCGGCTGCTGTGCGATGCGGTGGCGCAGACGCCGCTGCACGCCTACAGTGACGCGGGACGCCAGGAGCGCCAGCCCGCGTTCCTGTCGTCACCGAGTGCGCGGGGTACCCGCTACGACTGGATGTACCGGCTGACCTACTCGCTGTTGATCCGCGGTAACGCTTTCGGTGTGATCACCGGGGTGGGCGCGGACGGCTGGCCGTCGAGCATCGAGTGGTTGAACCCCGCCGACGTGTCGGTGATGGACGACACGGCGACGCTGCAGCCGGTGTTCTCGGTGATGGGCCAGCCGGTGGCGCCCGGCGTGATCCTGCACATCCCGGCGTTCCCTCTGCCGGGCCGCGTGCTGGGCATGTCGCCTTTGAAGGCGTTCGCCACGACCACGGAGGTGGGCTGGCAGGCGATCAGGTTCGGCCGGGACTGGTTCCGCAACAACGGCAACCCCGGTGCGGTCCTGAAGAACACGAAACTGGACACGATCCCGAAGCCGACGGCTGACACGATCAAGGCCCGGTTCAAGGAGGCGGTGGCCGCCCGCGATCTGCTGGTGGTGGGCCGCGACTGGGACTTCAACTCGGTGAGCATCCCGGCCGAGGAGTCGCAGTTTCTGGCCACGATCAAGGCCACCGCCGCGCAGGTCGCCGCGATCTACGGGGTGCCGCCGGAGCGGATTGGCGGGGAGGCCGCGAGCAGCCGTTCGTACGCGAATCTGGACATGGATCTGCGCTACGTGCGGTCCACGTCGGTGGCCGGTTGGCTGACCCAGATCGAGCAGTCGTTGACGAAACTGGCGCCGGGTAGGCGCTATGTGCAGTTCAACATGGACGCGAACATCCGCGCCGACACGTTGACCCGCATGCAGGCCCATGAGATCGCCTTGCGTACCGGCATCGAGACGCAGGACGAGGCGCGCGCGGTGGAGGACAAGCCCCCGATGACACCGGACGAGCAGGCGGCGTGGCTGACGGCCTACGGCCCGAAGCAGCAGGCGGTTCCGGCGACCCGCGAGCAGCCGCAGCAGGTGCAGCCGATCGTGGTGCAGATGCCCGAGGTGGATGCCCGCACATTCACGACGGTGGAGGCACCGGCGGCGCCCGCCCCGGCGCAGATCCACAACCATGTGGCGACCCCTGATGTGCGGGTGAACGTGGAACCGCCGCAGGTGACTGTTGAACCCGCGCAGGTGCGTATCGACGCACCGATCACGGTGGAGCAGCCGCAGTCCGAGCCTGTCACCACCCGTAAGACCATCATCCGCGACGACTCCGGCGCGGTCATCGGCATCGAGGAGACACGGTGAGTAAGAGCAACGCGACTGAGACGGCTCTGCTGTCCTACATTTTCACTGCGGTGGCGCCGGCGTGGGCCGCGGCCACCGACCTGGAACTGATGCTCACCGAAGGAGTCCTATCGTGAAGTCACCCGAGGTGCGCACCGTGCGTGCGGCCGTGGAATTCCGCGCGTCCGGCGGGGTCGGAACGCTGGTCGGCTACGCCGCCAAGTTCAACAAGACCTCCCGCAATCTGGGCGGCTTCGTGGAGCAGTTGGCCCCGTCGGCGTTCAACAAGAGCCTCGCCGACGGTGTGCGCGTGATGGCCCGCTACAACCATGAGACGCTGCTCGGCACCACCGATGCGGGCACGCTGCGGCTGAGCGTGGACGACATCGGTCTGCGCTACGAGATCGACATGCCTGACACGACCGCGGGCCGCGACGTGTCGGTGCTGGCCGCCCGCGGCGATGTGCGATTCTCCTCGTTCGCGTTCCACACCCACGCCGACGGCGACGAGTGGGGCTACACCGAGAGCGACTTCCCGCTGCGCACCCTGCGCAGTGTGCAACTGGTGGACATCGCCCCGGTGGACGACCCCGCCTATCTGGACACCGAGGCGGGCCTTCGGAGCCTCGCCGACACCGCAGGGCTGGACCTGGTGCAGGTGCGCGCTTTCGCCGCCCGCAACGATCTGCGCGCCCTGCTGAAGAAAGACCTCGACCCGACGGTCGAGGAGCCACAGACCCCCACCTCCGAGCAGGACGACATCCGCTCGGCGTTGGATGCTGCCCGCCGCCGCCTGGAGCTGCTGCGGGCACCCCGGTAGCCGGACAGCCCCCAAGGCATCCGGTTCGACCACCCCATCCATCCCCACGTCTTGTAAGGAGACAAACCATGAGTCTGGTCAAGCAGATTCTTGAGCAGCGCGCTACCGCCTGGAGTGAGGCGAAGGCGATGCTCGACACCGCCGAGGCAGAGGGCCGTGCCCTCACCGCCGAGGAGTCGCAGAAGTTCGACACCATCAACGAGACCCTGAGCACCCTTGATGCGCAGCGGCAGTCCATCGAGGACGCCGAGAAGCGCGCCAAGGACGCATCCGAGGCAATGGAGCGGTTCAACGCCGCCCCCAAGCCGGAGCACACCGAGGCCCGCAACGTGGAGGACAACCTGCGTTCGTTCCTGCGCGGCGAGCGTCGCGCGTTCGACACCAACGAGGGTCTTCCCCCGGTCAACTTCCGCGACCTGACCAAGGGTTCGGCGACGGCCGGTGGCAACACCGTCCCCACGTCGTTCCGCGATCAACTGTTGGCGCACATGATCGAGTCGTCCGGCGTGCTGTCGGCCGGGCCGACGGTGCTCAACACTGGCTCGGGCGAGACGATCGAGGTGCCGGTCACGACCGCGCACTCCTCGGCCGCGCTCACCACTGAAGGCTCGGCCATCTCCGAGTCCGACCCGGCGTTCGCCAAGCGGACGCTCGGCGCCTACAAGTACGGCGTCATCATCCAGGTGTCCCGCGAGTTGGTGGACGACACCGCCGTGGATCTGCTCGGCTACCTGTCGATGCAGGCTGGCCGCGCCTGCGGCAACGCGCTCGGTGCGCATCTTGTGACCGGCACGGGTTCTTCGCAGCCCGCCGGTGTGGTCACCGGCGCCACCACCGGCGTCACGGGCGGTACGGGTGTCACTGGTGGGTTCACCGCTGACAACCTGATCGACCTGATGTTCAGCGTCATCGCGCCGTACCGCAACAGCACGTCCTGCGGTTGGCTGATGAAGGATTCCACGCTGGCGGCTGTCCGCAAGTTGAAGGACACCACCAACCAGTACCTGTGGCAGCCCAGTCTGCAGGTCGGCGTCCCCGACACGCTGCTCGGCAAGCCGGTGCGTACCGACCCGAACGTTGCCGCCCCCGCGGTCAGCGCCAAGTCGGTCGTGTTCGGCGACTTCAGCCAGTACTTTGTCCGGCTCGCCGGCGGGGTGCGCTTCGAGCGTTCCGATGAGTTCGCGTTCAACGCGGACCTGGTGACGTTCAAGGCCGTGGTGCGCGGCGACGGCATCCTCGCCGACCAGACGGGCGCCCTGAAGCTGTTTGTTGGGGGAGCCAGTTAATCGGAACTCCAGTTCAGGTGTTATGCGCCTGACCTCTGGTACCGGGTGGCGGCGTTCTTCTCTCGCTGGGCGCCGCCGCCCACCCCCGCTAACCGAAGGGAGACGCCATGCGCGTTCAGATGAAAGCCACGATCACCGGCACCCGCAACGGTGCCGACTGGCCTGCCGTGGGCGAGTCCGTGGACCTGCCCGACGGCGAGGCCACCGACCTGCTTGCCGCCGGTCTGGCGGTTCCCGCTGCTGCCCCCGAACCGGAGAAGGCAGCCGCCCCGAAACCGCGGTCGAAGCGACCCGCCGCAGAGTCCCGCTAGGAGACCGCCGTGCCCATCGTCGTACCTGACGCGCTGCTGAGCGTTGAACTGCTGGAGGAGTACCTGCAGCGGTCCATCGCGGCCAGGGACGAGGCCAGCGCCGATGCGGCGGTGTCCTACGCGCGCGCCCTGGTGGTGCAGCGGATCGGGTTCGACCCGGCGACGGCGACGGTCACCGACTACACGGTGGTCCCGCCGGTGCAGACCACCTGCGACGACGAGGATGTGCTCGCCGCGCGTGCGGTGGGCCTTCGGATCGCCGCGCAGTGGTTCACCAACCCGCAGGAGCGGGCGTCCTACTCGGGGCCGGAAGGCATGTCGTACACGGCGTCCCCGCAGATGCTGTCGAAGATCATGTCCGAGGCTGACCGGGTGGTGCTGGAGATGATCCAACTGAAGTACGAGCCGGGTTTCTGATGGCCTCGTTTTACGTCAAGACCAAGCGCGGGTCGACATCCTCGCTACTGGAGGGGTTGCCCGATGTGGTGGCCCGCCTGGAGGAGATCGAGAGCGCCGCTGGCGACCTGAC